GCACCGACTAAGGCCCAACGTAAGGCCCAGTCGGCGCGGGATAAGGCTGCCAATGCCAAGAAGCAGCCTCGTCAGCCGAAGCAGCCGCGCCAGCGGGCACAGCGCACCCGCGGTCCGAGGGGCGATCGTGCTGGACAGATCGACAGTGCTTGGGTCGACAATTCCATGCTGCGCGGCGGCGGCAACGGCGGGCAGATGCGTTCCGAGCCCCAGAAGACTGGGCGCATTTGCAAGCGTGAGCTTATCACGCTGGTCAGCGGGACCACGGGCTTTCAGGCCCTGAAGTTCGCCATCAATCCGGGATTGGCATCTTTGCTCCCGGTTGGCTCCGCTGAGGCCAAGAACTGGACCGAGTGGCGCTGCACCAAGATGCTTGTGCAGTACATTCCGACCGTGTCCGAGTTTGCCACACAGGGGCAACAGGGCGAGGTGGCGATTGCGGTGGACTACAACGCCGACAACGTTCCGCCAACGGCGATGTACCAAATTGAGGCGATGCAGTTTGCCGGCGCTGGCATCCCGTCCAAGGGGTTCGACTTCTGGGCTGTTCCGAAGCTTCTCAACAAGGCCGACCCGAAGTACATCCGAACGGGCCCCGTTCCTGCGAGCGCGGACTTGCGCTTGTTTGACGGCGGTAGCCTGTACTTTGCCACGTCGGGGTGCACCAATACCACCCAAATTGGCAAGCTCGAGATCGACTACGAGTTCGAATTGGGCCTGCCGACGCTCTTGAACCAGGGCGGGGGCAACTTGGCTGGAGATGCCAATGTTGCCCAGTTCCAAAGCACCACTGCGGAAGACGCTGGTGCCTCTGGTGTGGACGCCATCATGGCGTTCGCATCGGTCATTGCCAACGGCCTTGGTGTGGTGAACACGGCCGGGTCTTTTGTGCCGCCCCCCGGCGTCTATCGCGTTGACGCGCTCTGGACGACGAGCAACAGTGCGGCGCACACGACCGAAGCTCTGCTGGACATCCGGAAGAATGGCACGAGCCTCTTCCTGGGCCAGTGGAACAAGTCCCTCTGGGACGTCGTCGATGCGGTGGCTGCCTACACCACCAACAATCTGTCGGCGATTGTTTCGTGCGATGGGACAGACGCGATCACCGTCGTCGGTCAGGCGACATACGGTTCTGGCACCGTTCTGACCGGCGGCAGCGTCATCTTCACTCGTGCTTAAGTGG